ATAGCTGCTGAATCTGCTGGAGAGCCGGCAAACCTGCGGCGGCGTAAGGTGCCAACTGTTCCATCACGCGATTGAATTGTTGGTTTTGCAGGTCTGCGGCGTACTGTGTTGCTCTTGCGGCCTCTTTTGCTCCGCTGCTTGATGAGCCGCCTTTACCGCCTTTTTCATGGCAAAGAGGTTCCTCACCGCGCAGTTTCCTGCCCAGCGTAAATGCATATAACATGTTTATCTCCCGTTATTCAGGAAGTCGGTTAACTCTTCTCGGGTGGCGGCGTAAAACGTCACGTCATCCACGCCTTTGAAGTATTTCTTGATGGTTCCTACACGCTTAAGGCCAATCATTGCGCAGTACATCTGACCGTGGCGAAATTTGCGTGCAGCAAATGATGTAACGCACTGAACGGTGGTGTTGGCGAGAATGTATCGCCAGAACGTCATCCCGATTTCCTTACTGAATCCGCGAATCTCAGGCAGGTACATGGCGTGGCAGTCAAAGGTCAGTGGCTGAATCTCGTTGTAATACACAATGCCACCGAACTGACCATGTACGTTCACTTCGAAATAGCGGCACTCAGGCTTGTAGTCGTATCCGTCACCGTTGTTACTCCCGGCGATGATGTCGGGATGGTTGCCGACCGTTTCTATCAGGTCGATGTTTCGGGTGGGAGTGAATGTAATCATTAATCAATCAACCCATGTGCACGCAAGGCGTCTTCCAAAGCCTTAGTGCGCCGACGCTCAGCAATTAGAGCATTGGCTATAGCCTGGATTTCAGATTGCGTGTAAGTATCGCTAACGGTGAATGTCAGGTCAGCATTGAATACGCCTTTATTCGCCGTACCTGTTGCCGCGGTCCATCCAGTCTGGCGAGCGCCAACAACTTTTGTACCGTTAACAGAATAACTTCCTGATACGCTAAGGGATGAGGTAAGAGTTTGAGTTCCTGCTCTGCTGAGTGAAACATAATCAACGATTATCTCTGATACCTTACCGTCGATATCCTGAACTTTTATTTTCAGACCATTAACATCATTCTCTATTTCAAGAAGCTTTACTTTTATTCCTGAAATATCCTCTTCTGTTTTTGCAATTCTTTTTTCGTGCTCACCAAGAATTACATCCTGCTCATCATTTCTGACCTGCGCATCATAAGCACCGCCTCCTGCCTGATTTGCCTTTTCTGCAATGGAGCCAACATCAGTACCCTGATTTATGACATACAGAAGGTAAGACTGACTGAATATGTTGCGAGGGAGAATAGATGCATCAATGCGTGTAGCCTGAACCACGACAGGCTTATTAAGTGACGGGTCTGCCATATGTTACTCCAGACGAATTTGACACCCGGATAGTGTTACAGGTGATTTGGTGATTACCCGCAGTTTGAATCCGATTAATCGACGAATACGACCTACACGCTTCCATAAAACTCTCTTGTCGTACACAAACGGCTCATTCTGCTCAATCATCTGTTCGCGACCGTAATTGATTCCGTCTGTGGTTGCAGACAGGAACAGGCGGTCAGCGTATTGAGCAACACCAGTGGATGATTCAACTTCGAGGTCGAAGCATCTGGCGTTATCTGCCTTGAAGAGGGGCGTAAACAACAGGTGTTCTTGCTGCTTGTCGTACTGACTACTGATGTCGAATTGCAACTGCCCCGTCACCGCTTCTGACTTGTCGCCACACGTAATCTGGTTGCCTTCGTACATGAAATCGATGGCGCGATAAACATCGTCGTATAAACCGGTTTTCAGTACGCACCATTGCGGCCCGTTCTGGCTTGATGAGGCATCGTAAACCAGCACATGACGCGGGAGATGGATAATCAGCAGTTCATGCGAATCGAACCTCAACGCTTCCATCACCCCAGTTGCCAGTTCATCAGCCGTGTATGAGCGGATAATTTTCTCAATACTGGCCGTCGCAATTGGTGAAGCCTGCCCTGACCCGATGATGTAGACGGAAGGTGCGCCAGTAGCCGGGTGACTGATGAATGCATATGAATCAGCGAATGGCGTTTTACAGTATGTTCCGGCAATACCCTTCTGTACCATCAACGATGGCTGTGCGACATACAACGCAGCGCCAGCGGTGGTTGCACCAGTCAGGGAAAAATATTCAATCGTCGATGAACCAAAGCAGACAATGAAGTCTCGCCATGTGCCGATGCCGATGATTCCGTCAGGCTGAGACTCGGCACGATATTGTGCGCTGTATCGGTCAGGATGCGATTCGTCTTCAAGGTCAGTGATGAACCATGAATCGGTTCCGTCTTTTGACCACGCATAACGCCCGCGCAAGCGAGTAATGTCACGAACAGAACCTAACTCATACTGAGTGAATCCGCTGTCCGTAGGCCAGTTTGATACGGTTTTAACTGTGCCATCATAGCGATACTCGACCAGTTGACCATTAACGCCTACCGCCTGTGATGTCCGACCATGTGCCATTGATACGCGACCGCTTCCAGCTACATCACCTACTACGGTTTCCCCTTTGTAGAGCTTACTGCCTAAAACGCGATATACAGCGTTCTGAGCGGTGTTGTATTCAACACCACGCGATACACCATTTACATCGTTGCGCTTCGCTATGCCGGGGAATGAGCGTAAATAACCCGATGAGTTGAGGACTTCTTTCGGTGTGGCCAACATATTGATTGGTAGGTAATCAATGTAGTCGGCATTCTTGAAGTCTTTACCCATTCCCTTCATCATGGGGAGTTGTTGAATCGGCATTCTGCTCTCCGGGGAAATAATGCCATTCGTTCAGATTGGCGAAACTATTACCGCTGCCTGTTGGCATGCGTGACGGGTAAGGAGCTCTTTTTGCTCTGGCGATGGCGGTCTGCTTATAGAGAAGCTCCTTCCCATATTTAGCGGTTGCGATAATTTTGGCGGTAGCCTCAAGCGCATAATCCGGAGCAATTCTGCAAGCCAGATTGTGGAATACTGCGCTGATTGCGCTTGAGCGAAGACCGTGGTCGTCACCTTCGGCTGGCGGGTTATCATCATCTGAGAATACATACCCGGTAACAATGCCTTTCCCGTCCTGATACCACTCAGCCATCATCGCTTCAAGGTCATCTACGGCATCCTGCATAGACTGTGGCTCAACATCAGTGAGAGTTGCATCTGATGCTACACCAAGCTTACGCAGCGCCGCCCTGACCAGATCGCCTTTAGTCTTTATCTGCATCGCTTTCCGCCTTAGGCTTTGGTCCTGGCTTTTTGCGTTCTTTGGTTGCCGGTTCTTTCGGTCGCAGGCTTAGCAGACGATTCAACACATCATCTGCCGTGTGGCCGTCCCATTCCTTGCCAAACTCAATTTCCGTGCCTTTAGGCAGATGTTCAATTTCACTCTCTGGGAGGTGGTATGTTACCGCGCCTTCTGGGGTGTCGATGCCAGCTAACACCCATCCATCCCATTGCTCGCCGTCATGATGCTGGAAGCTCCACCATGCGCTTTCGCGGAAGGCATTCATTAGCGTTGAAAACAGGCGCACTCGATGTGCATATAGTTCGTTAAAGGTGTGGTATCCATCAGACACTTCACCCATGTCTTTCTTGACCACGCCTGACTCGCCGATTGGTTCGTCATTGGTCTCCGGCACTAGATTTGGATGCTTAACCCAACCATCGGCAAGGTGATCTTCTACGTCGCCGTCATCGACAACTTTAACCTGAACTTCCTTGCCCCATACCTTCGTTCCACGACCCTGCTTATATAGCATTACACCCATGTGTCACCTCAAATAAAAAAGGGGCCGAAGCCCCTGTTAGTTACGCAGTCTGACCAGGCAGGCCAACACCGATTGCTTCCGGTCGTGTCGCGTTTACGCCGTACCACAGCGCAATACGGCACAGGCCGGACAGGGTGGAAATATCCCCCTGCGTAGCGAAGATACCGTTCAGGCCGACATCCGGGATGCTGAATGAGGTAGTTTTCATACCTGCAAAAAGCTCATGGTTGGCCGGAATCGGCTGAGACACAATACGGATGGCGTCATCAGCCCAGAACACGTTGGTACGGGCATCCTTAACGTTCAGGATGTTCACCGCCATTGCATCAGCCAGTGAGGTGTTAACGTTGGCGTAGGCGCGTTGCTCAGGAGAAAGAGAAACATCATCCAGTGCTACAGGCTTCGGCGTGATTTCAACGTGAGTACCATCAACAACGCGA